TCAAGCTTGATTCTTTTTTGAACCAAAGCGTGAACGGTTTTTTCGTCCGCAGAATCTTTGCGAACTTTCAACTGTTCCATGGCCTCATCATACTTTGCTTGCAAGGCGTCTTTTTCCTTTTTCGCAGAGTCGAGTTCAACCTCTAGTTCAGCCTTTTTTTCTTCTTTGCCGCCCATGTCCTTTTTCATTTCGGCCATGTCCATTTCCATTTGTTGCAACTTTGCCATTTCAGCCTCAATTGCAGCTTTCATTTCTGGCGACACTTCAAATTCTTTGCCGCCAATCATGAGTTTGTCCATTTTTCCCCCTTTGGTGTCTTGGTCCTCAAAAAGAATTGCATCATCCGAGTCAAGTTTCAAGCGAACTTGCGGACCTGCCCGACCTTTCGCAACCAATGCCACATGATTATATTGAATGTTTCGTTGAATCACATCATAAGGTTCGCCCTGAAATACACCTGGCGTTTCATCAAGTTCTGATTCATAGCCGCACGAAAGTTCATGCTTGCCGCCCTCAACATCTTGAATCGCAGAGTTGTCGTGAATGGTCAGTGTCGTTTCAAGAAACTGATCATTCTTTTTCACAAGTTCCCCAGTCCAACCCACAGCCAATTGTTTGGCATTGTCTGCATTCACAAGCACTGTCGGGTGATCATTGGTCACAGGAATCAGTTTCAAAGTCTCAAGGGACTTCGGTGAAAACACCTCATCAGGGGGTCGCAGTTCCCTGACAATCGAACCGTCTGGTTTCTTGTATTTGAAAACCCCGACCCTTGTCACAAAAGCAGGCAAACGAACAAACCCTTGCGGTGTTTTTTCGATCTTTGACAATTGTGTGCGGTCAAAACGACGAACCGTTTTCATCAATGCAATGGTGAACTTTGTTTTGTCTGCGTGCAACAAGTTTCTGCCAGCACGACTTTGGACTATTCGGCCAAGAACTCATCGAGAACAGGTTCTGCGGTGCATCGACATTGAATAGCCTCGCCTGGATGACCTTCGCTTGGGGGTGTGTCCCATCGGTGTTCTGTTCCCTCAAGGCGTTCGTGCGCGTCACGCACACGTTCGTCAAGTGATGTGCGCCAAATAAATGTTTTCCGATCTAGTCCCAGACGATAGTCCTGAATAGACACGTTCCTCGATTTCGGCAAAGGTCCTTTGTGACAACGATTCAATCAGGTTCACATTTTGTGCGACAAAAAGTTGCAGTTCGCCTTGTAGGTATTTTTCGGCAAAGATGACATCAACGCCAGCCACACGTTTGAAACCTTTTTCCAAGGCCTCGCGGTTGAACTCACTGACTGCCATGCCTTTGCGCATTGCTATCCTTGCCAGTTCGGTCGCCGTGTATTCCTGCGAAAACATTCTTTTGATTTGGTCCATGAGTCGCCTTGCGGTTGACATCGCGTCGCCTGCGTCATCCTGCCTGACCTCAACTGGTCTTGCCTCGACTGCGGTTGCCACAATTTTCGGCAGTTGCGAAACTAGAACTTGATTTGTGATGGCTTTCATCTTGCGAACGATTGCCAAAAGGTCGCGTTGATAGGACCTTTCGAGTTCCTTGGGTGCGCGTGCGCGAGGCCATCGACTGACCCTGCGCTTGGACTGCAATGACTGCCGCAACAAACGGCGTGACCGTTCACTCATCAGCCTCTGACCCCTGATGCAACTGCGGGTTTCGCTGTGCTGAACTTGTCGCCAGTTTCAACATTCGACTTGATGCCGTCTGTGTTGCTATCCTTCGAAACCTTTTCGCCCTTTTGATTGAATAGGGCTAAACCGCTTGGGTCATGCATTAGATATTCAATGCCATTGTCGCCGCCCACAACAAAACCCTTGATTCCGTTTTTAACCATTTCCTCGTATGCTTCTTTTTTTGACAGACCTTTGCCCTTCATTAGTGCGCGTTCAAGTTGAATGTTTGGTTGCGAATTAAACAATGATGAAACGTGTTGTTCAACGCCCATTTTTTGGGCAGCTTCACGAACTGCGTTCGGGTTTTGTTCAACATTCACGATTGAACCTTTTTCTGCAAAAGCTGTGTAAACTTGACCAGTTTTTTCGCCAATGCCGTTTTTTGAAACGTACTGTTCAGAATAACTTTTATCAGGTGAAAACGATGTCCCAACGCCACGCTTTTGACCATAGTTTGTTGAAAGGTCTTTTTCGTTTCCAACAACTGATTCAAAGCCTTTCAGGTTGTTGTCTAAAGAACCGTGAAACAATGGGTTGTCGATGTCATACTGTTCAGACAATGATTCCAAATCAGATTCTGAAATGTTTGTTTCGTTTGAAACTTTTTTTGTGTTCCCTGACCCAGGCTTTCGTCCTGCACCTTCGCGTGCGCCGCCCCAGGTTCCCTCATCAAGTTCAATCTGCATTTCCTTGAATGCGCCGTCAAACTTTGGGGAACCGCCGCCGCCCTCGCCTGGCAATGGTGTGCCTGATGGTTTGAACCCTTTGCCTGCCAATCCCATGACTTTTTCTGCCTCATCACTTGTCATGTTGAATGCCTTTTGCAGCATGAACAGACCTGATTCGCGTGGCAAGTTGCCTGTTGCAACTGACTGAACAATTTCAATCATGCTTGTCACCTGTGCGCCGTTCAGTGCCTGTTGCTGCACGTTTTCAGCTTGTGGTGCAGGCTGTGCGCCCTCGACCATTTCGCCAGTGATTGGTTCAGCTTGTCGCAAAGTTTCCTCGATTTGGGTTTCCATGCTGTATTTGCCGCCAGCAAAACGAGACAATGACACCTCATCAGCGTCAACAACACCGTTTTGAATGTATATCTGGTCAGTTTCTGCCTGTGTTTTGCGAAGTGTTGCCGTTTCCATGTCGTCGAGTTGATACAACGGCTTGAATGTCAGGTCCAGACCCTCGGCTGCAATGCCAAGTTCTGCCGCAATCATCTTGAAAACCTGCAAAAGCTTGGGTTTCAAATAGGTTTCTTGCTGGCTTGCAATGTAGTCATACCAGTTGTCCTGTTCATGTCTGCCAGTGCCGCCCATTCCTGTGGGTGATTCACCCAAAAGGACAGTGCGTGGGATATTCGTGCCCCCAACAAGTCGGTTTTCAACCTTGCCAAGCAATTCAGAAACGCCAGCAACTGACCCAATCTTGTATTCGAAGTCCTCGCCCTCGGCATCAATCACCACAGCACGCGCAACCGATCTTGAAAGGTTCGCAATTTCCATTCGCTTGATGATCAAGTCGTCATTGTCAGCCGCAATTTGATCGGCCAAGTTCTTGATTTTGAACACGGCAATTCGAAAGTCCTGCAATGTTGAACTGGCTGCGTCATGACTCAACTGATAGTTTCGAATCGAGTTCTGCAAGTTGTTCAGGACCGAGTCGCCCCAATAGTTGTTTTGCTGCATGAACCGCAAAGGCAAAGTTTTGCCGTCGAATCTGATGATTCGTGTTGCGTGAATCTTTGTCAGGACCTCAACCGTCGAACCTGAAACCCTTGGTTGGTATGAATACACCCGAGGGGTCAAATAGTTTGGGGACAAAAGATTAAAGTCCATGTCCTCATGTTGCGCGTAAAGTTCCCACATCGAAACCGCATTCACCCCACGCAGGAATGCATTGGGTCTCATCGGTTCTTGCAAGTTTCGCATTTCATCGGTCAGCATGATCAAGCCTGCGCCGCCGTACCGTCGCGCCATTTTCCAAGCGTGTGCGAACTTTGGCAGAATCTGCATTTCAGAGGCTTTCATCAAAAGCTTTTTGGCCTGTTCCTTGTCGATTCCCTCAAGTTCGAACCCTTCGCGCAAGGACTCATCAACCAAGGCGTCAACAATCTTGGCCGCCATTTCGTCGGCTGCATACAAGTTGTCAGCGTCAACCTCTGGCAATCGTTCCCAATTCACTTCGGCAGACAAACGCTTGTCCATTCCCTTGACCCCAAGTCCAGTCAGGACGTTGGCCCAGCCATCCATGTTCACGCGCTTTTGAATCAATGCTTTTGATTGTTTTGAAATTTGTTTCTTTGCCATAGCGTCCCCCTGATTTTCACATTCTGGTCATCTTCGCCAGTGTTGCTGATTTTTCCCTGAAACGCAAGATGGCTTGAGTTGAGGCGTCAACACAATCGTCATGACGTGCTGTGGGAAAACCAACAAGTTCGTTGATGTAGTCATGAACCCAAGGTGCAATCGAAGGGTCTGGCAAAATGATGTTGCCTGCCTCAAAGTCTGGACTGACTGCGTTGAGTCTTGCTTCTTTTGAATCGGTCGGTGAAATGCCGACAATCCCTGAAACCTGTCCCTTGAGTGAATCAATCACGGCCTCGCCATTGGCCTTGGCCTCGACAAGTTTCAGATGCGCTTTCGGCCATTTGGCAGATAGACTTTTGACTGCGGCGACTGTTTCGGTGAAACCGCCTTGAAACCTTGCTTGATCAAGCATCCATTTTTCTGCCCCAATCCTGCCCCAAACCTGTCCCACGACGTAATCAGAACGGTCGCCGCCCTTGAAGGTCATGTCCCATGACTGGATGATTTCGTCAAACCTCGCTGGCATTTCACGCCAGAACTTGTTCAGCCATTGCCGTTTGATCAATGAACCCTCGCGTGCGACTGGTTCCTGTTGATATAAGCTGTTCCAAACCCTTGCGCCCTCGTTTTGTGTGGTCACATTCTTGATGATCATGGTGGCCAAAGGACTTCACCTTGATTTCGTGGGTCGCCAGGTGTTGGTTCTGATTCCAAGACCATGGGGAACTTGACGATTTCCCAATCCATTGACGGTTCACCGCGCTTTTTGGCGTCCGCGTCCTGTTTCAAAAGTCTGCCTGCCAAGTCGTCCTCATGCCATCGGGTCATAACCAAAGCCATGGAACAGTTTTTTTCACGGCGTGTGAACAGTGTGGACAAATACCAGTCCCAGACCTTTTGCCTGTATGTTGGCGAGTCAGCTTCACTTTGGTTTTTCACAACGTCATCAATCAGGATGTAGTTTGCGCCCATGCCTGTGATACCGCCGCCCACGCCTGCGCACCTGTAAACGCCCCCATGTTCGACGATTTCGAAAATGTCGTTGTTGCGCAGCCAGTTCCCTTGCGCTGCCGTTCGCACGTTTTCCCCTGAAAGCAATGTCCCTGGAAAAATGTCCCTGTATTCCTGCGCGTCGATGATTCGCTGAACATCACGGTTCAACATCTGTGCAAGGTCCGCGCTGTACGATGTCGAAATGATTCGTGCCTTTGGATTGATGCCGAAAATGTATGCAGGCAACCGTCTTGAAATCAGTTCTGATTTTCCCATTCGTGGCGGCATGAACACCATGATGTTGCGAACCTTTTTGTGTGCGAACTGTTCAAGCTTTTTGCCCATCAATACATGGTGCCAGTTGAAATCATAGTCCTTTTTGGTCCATTTGGTGAACGCAAGGAAATTGCCAGCCAGTGCCTTGGCCTTGATTGTTTGCCATGCCTTGGCCTGTGCCTCATTCATCCTCTGAACCCTCGATGGCCTCAAGCGCATTGGTCAAGTCTTTGAGTTCTGCAATCACCTCTGATGTTGGTTTGACCTCGACCT